CCATTGCTGTTGTTTCCTCCTTTTTTCAGATGTCGATGGTCGAATGGTGGAACGTCCCGCCGCCCCCGTGTGTGCGCTTGACCTGGAGCGATCCCCGCTCGGTGCCGTCCGGCAGAACGATCAGGTCCTCGTCGAAGACCGGGACCGCAACGGTGATCCGAGCGGTCGAGGTCCGTTCAACCCCGTTCACGAAGACCCGGCGCGGCTTGTAGGAGATCCGGGCCGGATACGTAGCGGCTGTCGCGTACTCCGGATCGCCGGTGTAGGTGGTGCCGGTCCGCGCCTTGATCTGCACCTCCTGGTTCAGAAGGCCCGCGAGGCTCATCCGAACCCCCCCAGGAGCTTCATGACTACTGCGACCACGCCCCCGGCGACGGCTCCCGACCCCCCTCCGGTCGCCGCCATCAGGCCGAGGGTCCGGTTGCTCTGCGCTTCCAGAACGCGGAGCCGGTCTTCGTGATCGTTTGAGGCCTCGGCGATCGTGTCCACCTTGGCGTAGACCATGAGGAGGATCTCCCGGTCAGAGAGCGCACCGAGGCTGGCATCGTTCGGCAGGCTCACAGGCCATCCCTCCTCACGCGCACGACGGGGTTCTGATCGAGGTGCAGGTCAGAAAGCCCGGAGACGTCCGCGTGCTGGACGCCTGCGAGCGCTGCCGGGCCGATGGCGAGTGCTTCGCGGCACCGGTCGATCTGTCGCTGGTATTCGGCGTACCAGCGGGATGAACGCGCCGCTGTGGCGGAGAGTGTGTAGCCGTAGTCGTCGATCTTCTCACTCTGGAGCCCGACGTCGCCGTCCTTGCTCGCGAGATAGTGTGCCACCAAGTAGGCGAGCGCCCGCTCGGCCCCCGCCTCACTGCACCCCGGATCGTCGCCCTTGAACTCGTCGAGCGCGTAGGGGTAGAGCAGGTCGAACTGTGCCGATGTCGGCGTGTAGGGGGTCAGGACCGGGAGCAGAGCAAGAACGTTACCGCTCGTCGGCATGGGGATCCTCCTCGAAGAGCCGGTCGGTGATCACTGTGAGCCCGGCAGGATATGGGAGCCCGGTTGACCTCTCAAACGCCTGCATCATTGCAGGGTAGTAAGGGTCGATCACGGGCTGCACCCGTTCCACCTCCGGATGTTCTGCTCCTCCTCCGGCGAGAGGTCGAGGTATTCCGGGTGCTCGGCGACAGCGGCAAGGATGTCGCGGAGGTGCTCTTTGCACCGTGCCCGGTAGTAGATGTCCTCGTTGAGGAGGGTGAGCGTGATGTCGGTCGCCTGCCGCATGAGCTGTTGCTTCCGGGCGGCGTCGTTGTCGGAGTGGTGCTCCGCGATCGATTCTTTCATGACACGGTTGAGCAGCGCGAGGAGTTGGTCGTCGTACTGGAAGACGGCATCTGGGTTCTTCTTTGCCTCACGATAGGCCGCCTTGTTCCCGGCGCACCGGTACTTCAGGAACCCCTGCCACGCCTGGTCGAGGAACTTCTCAAGGATCGTGTTCTTGATCGTCTTCTGAAAGAACATCCCGAGCCCGCCGGCGTAACAATTGTGCGCGAACCCAGTCCGCGGCCCGTTGTGGAGTGCCTGAGCTGATTGAGGGTCACGGGCGATCATCGCCCGCTTCTCATCGGGGCTCATAAACCGGGATGCGAACGATTCGGACATGGTCAGCCCTCGTAGTAGTTCGGTTCCCGGATCAGGCGGCCAGCGACGACAGTGTTCCCTGCACCGGTGCCGATGTTCGTGACCCTAACCAGGTACTTCTTCGTCCGGTCGAGGTAGATCTCCGGCAGCGTGCCGTGTGCCGCGTCCCCGGCTCCGACGTCGCCCATCACGCTCTGGTAGAGGATGTCGGCCGGGAGCGCGGCGGTCACGTAGGCGACCGGGGCTGCGAGCGTGCCAGCGGCCGAGACCTCCGGCGTGTGGTAGACAGCGGGCACACTGTTCATCGACGGGTCGCCGTTCCGGTTCAGGTTGTAGGCGATGAGTTCCGTGCCGGGCGCGATGACGGTCGGCACTTCGTAGATCCCGACGGAGCAGTCGACGCCGGTGTCGATCTCCAGGACGAGCCGGACCACGGTCGCGGCGTCGTTCGCGCTCGGATCGAGCAGGATATCGACTGCAGCTGCAGGGGCGACGGCAGTGAACCGGTGAGCGAACCGGAACGCCCGCCCCTGCCGCACGGCGTGGAGCACGTCGCTCCCGACGATGTGTCGCCCTTCGTCATCGATGATGCCAGCAACCCCGTAGCGGTTGCACGGTGCGAAGGCCATAGTGCCTCCAAAACAGAGAGGGTTAGCTCTCCGTCATGTAGCCGCGCATCACGCCGAGGTTCTTGCCAGACGTCTGCTGGATGTTCGAGAACGGCGAACGCCAGATGTCGTACTGGTAGACCTGAGCGCCGAGATTCGGGTCGTCGTACTGCCGCGCCTTGATCTTCGAGATCACGGTCACGACGCCGGGCGTCGCGTTGCAGACACCGAAGACGAACCGGTTGCCGCTCGTGTCATCGAGTTTGTCGATGTCAGTGCTGATGAAGACCGGGATGTTGAGCGTCGGGTGGATGGACGTGGCACCGCGCCATTCGGCGAGGTTGGCGATCGCGACCTTGTCCCCGACCGCATCGACGTAATACGCACCCGCGAGCGTCCCCATCACGAGCGCGGTCGGCTGATGAACGCCCATCGCTGCAGCCATCTTGCCGACGGCGAGCGTGGGCTTGGCCGACGTCCAGTTACCGAGATCGCCGCCGGTCCCGTAGACCTGCGGGGTCGTGTTGAGTCTCTCGGCGATGAGTTTGTTCAGGTTCGCCGCCAGGGCGCCGGCTGCAGCCTGCTGCTGCAGGCTCATGGGGTTCCCGACATCACTCTCGATCTCCGCCTCATCCGAAACGTACAGGACCACGCGGTCCTTGAGCACCTCGATGTCGAACCCGGACGGTTTACCGCCACCGCCGACCGCGTGCTCGAACTCGTCGAGCTGCGACTGGACCGGGACAGGGCCGAGGAGGGGGATCGTGCCCTTGAGTTTCGCGTAGGTCATCGTCGGCCCGATAGCGGGCGACGCAAGCTGTGTGCGTTCGAGCGCTGCCTGGATCACCGGGAGGATCAGGCGTTTCTGCGTCCAGTTCCCTTCGATCTGGACCTTACCGAGTATTCCTGTGTTTCCCATATCAGAACCCTCCGAGGTCGACGACACCTACGGTGCCGTTTGCGCCGCCGACAGTCATCCGGCCGAGCGGCTTGATCCAGTTGCCGGACGGGTCGGTGTCGCATACCTTGACTTTCCCGCCACTTCCAGTCACAACAGCGCCGGTGTAACAGTTCCCGGAACAGTCAACTGCGACTTCGCCCTTCGTGACGACGCGGCCGGTCTTGCCGTTCGCCACGGCCTCGATCGCGACCACGAACGGCCCGACACCGTCTTCGGCGCACGGGGCCGCGGTCGGGGGCGCTGCGGGCGTGACCGTAACGACCGCGCCCTTACTGATATCCGCGGTCGCCGTGACCTGCTGGATCCGGGCACCGGGGAAGAACTCTCCTGCTTCGTATGCCATGTCTTTCTCACCTCACACAAACTGGATCCCGGTCGCCTTCGCGACCTCTGCGGCCATGTTTGCAAACTTCTGTTCCTCGGTGCTTTCCGCGTCTCCGGACCCCCCGGCCACGCCAGCGCCCTCGGCCTGCTGCTCCTGCGGCTGCGTGTTCTTGAACGCGACCACCTTGAGCGCGAACGCGCCGGGGTCAGCCTCAAACTCCTTCCGAGTCTCGGGCTCCTTCGCACCGAGCCAGCCCTCCGGAAGGTTTGCCTTCATGGCGTTCCACTTGGCGTCCTTCTCGGCGGTTGCCTTCTCGGCCTTGAGGGTCTCAAGTTCCTGCTTGAGGTTCGCGAGTTCTGCGGTCTGTGCTTTCGCTGTTTCGAGTTCCTTCTTCAGGTTCTCGAACTCGGTCAGGTTGACGTGCTGTACGGGTGCCGGCTCGCGCCGGGTGAGCGCGTCGGCAATCGTCTTGAGCAGTCCCTTGGTTTCGTCGTCAGGCATGTCTGGTTCCTGTAGATTGTGGAACATTGCTCCACTGTCGTTCGGATAGCAGTTCGGGCACGCTCCGCGATCGAACACGAGGATGTGGTTCGGGGTCACCGGACCGGCGATCCTGGTTGCTCCAGGCAGCCGAGGATCCGGGGCCTCCGGGGAGGCGAGGCCAGTCGAGAGCGAGAGTTCGCCCGCGTTGGCCTTTGCCGCAATCGCCGGGTCCGAGAACACGATGGCCCCTTTGAGCACTTTCTCGCCGGTCTCCGTCAGGTGGGCGGCGGATACGCTGCCGACCGTGCGGAACTTCGCGGGAAGGGTGTTGGCAACCACGTCCTCGAACCGGGGATGTTCTGCAGGCTTCCCCGGCTCCGTCTCAACATAAATCACTGGGACGGTGTTCCAGTGGTCTACGGTCGGCGCGAAGTGCTTCGAGTCGTAGAACACGTATCTCCCGTTGTTCCGGTGGTACACGTCGAGGCGTTGGAGCGTGACGTCGTGGAGGTTGGCAAAAGCGTTCGTGTGGGGGATATCTCCACGAGTCATACAATATGCTTGGCAGGCATCCAATATATAAAAAATTGTGGCCCTTTTTTGGGCACTCTACGCATTATACGGCGCTGTTTTCGGAATTATCCCGCTCAACCGCGCGTAAATCGATCTGCTTTTCGAGGTGGGTGATGAACCCGGTAACTCCTCGCGGGCCGTGGAACCGTGATTCGAGGCCATACCGGTTCATATATTGTTTCAGGCGTGTGAGGAGGACCTCTTCTTCGTCGATAACGGCGGCGTTCTTGAGGCGGCGCTGGTAGTTCCGGATCGTGTGCCGGGTGACATCGGCGTCGGTGAACTCGGGAAGTTTCAGGATGTCGGCCGGGAACAGGTCGAGGTTCTCCCGGATGATCTGGATCTGGCGATCGGTGAGTGTCGGTGGGCGAGTCATACTTCGAGTTCCTCTGGTGTTAGGGTGATGCTGTCGGATTCTTCCACGGCGGCACCTTCTTCCTCGACCTTGTAGTCCGCGTCGATGAGGGTGCACCGGCAGTTCGGTTCGCCGAGCCAGGGGGCCTTATCGACCGGGTAGATCTTGCCGTCCCGGGCGAGGTGTTCCGGTCGCGTCGAGTCGTCGCCGACGGCGATGTACTCGAGGTAACGGACGCCGGTCTTCAAGTAGGTCGCGACCCGAGCATCGGTCCGGAGTTTCTGCGCCTCCGTCCGTGCGGCGGTGACAGCGTTGTGCTCCGTGCCGTCGAAGTAGCCCCGGAGCTCGCGGGCGATCTGGTGCGGATGCATGCC